GGGCTCAGTGGATTGGTTGAAACCTAACGACAAAATAGTGCCACAGATGATTGAAGTTGCTACGGCTTTGATGTTGCGTGATGATGGATACCACATACCCGATTTCATAGACGACGGGCGGGAATGTGCTCTATTATTTCCAATGGATGAACCAAACGCACGACCACTATTGGTGCATCAGACAACGGCGAGAACATCCGTGTTTAGGTTCCTGCTTGAAGTAAAACATAAACTAATCTTCAGGGATAATATTGACGTGTTTGAAATAGATGAAAGGTATCAGTTGAAGTTTACCAGGGGCAAGGAAAAGTATTCCCCCTTCAACATGACTGCCACATCACTTGACGATTGACTCAGGGTTGAACATGATGTATGAGTTTTGAACGGGAGTGAATCCCGACTACGGCGCCCTCCACTGGAAACGGTGGGGGGCTTTTTTTATTCTAAAGTTTAGACCAGCATTTATTGTATACATAACTCAAGCACGAGTATTGTATACATTAATAAACCAACACCATGGTCGGAGTTCATGGCAAGAATTAGCGAACCGACGTGGTCGGTGGTTGAAGCGTTTCAAAGAAAAGTTGGATTGGATGACAAGGTATGGCACTATTCATCAATCCTGAGATGTTATACCAGGGATGGCGGAGTGATGAGAGCCAGGGGATGGCTGGTTACATTCGGGACATACAAGGACGGGGCGTTTCGGTACACACTCCGGTTCATGCCCGATTAGTACGCCTTCTCTGTCCGAGGATGAAGTCGACACAGTCGGGGGTACCTTTCAATCAGAATTGGTATGAATTGGCGAGAAGGTGTGTTAGAATCAAAAGCCCACAGTATAGGTATAGAATTTAGATGCTAACATCCGACTTCAATCCTCGGACAGAGAAGGCAAATCAGGTCATGATTTGAACACTTGCAACGCCTGCCGCAATTTGGGCCGCTGTCGGTAATGTCTCTATCGGGAAATCCGACCTGACAGGTCCGGTGACTACAGTTGGTAATGCTGTCAAACTAATCCAATCAGGCACGCCACCTTTCGCACCGTCTTCAATACCGAACGCTTCATCAAACTCAACCATCTGTTTTGACGCATCATAATATTGTCTTAGATTGGTAATTGTTTGAGTCTTTTCGGCGAAGTTGCCATCTAAACTATGCCACCAATCAGCCAAGGCATCGGCTCTGAGCATCCTCTCAGGTCGAATACCACCAATGAGCCACATAGGAAACGAATATCCCATCTGACCTTCAGGTGTTAATGGTTGAAGTGTACCCTGATTAAGCAATTGAATCAGTTGGGCTTCCTGGTACTCCTTGTAATAGCCCATGGCAAACTCAACTTGATTACACTTCTTAGAATCAATGGCCATATAAACACTCATTTGAGGGTCGGTGAATTGGGCAGTGGACGCAGCATATAGAATCAAAGTCAGATAAACATGGTTGGAATAGAAGTTAAAGGTGGGTGAAGCGCCTAAAAACTGATTTGGGAACTCATCAGTAATGACGGCTGCCACTGCCTCACGCTTGATGAGACTTGCTTTGAATAGAACATTGGGGTCACTTGCCGCCGGCCCAGCATTGGAGAATATCTCAGCGAGTACCATTTCCGTTGGAATGATTGGGTATTTTGAGACATAGAACAAATATCCTTCATTATCTCCCGTTAAGGCTGCAAATTGGCTGTCGTCATAATAGTCAATGAAGTTGACTGTATGTCGCATCCCTGAACGTAGGTTGATTCTCTTTTGAAAGAGTTTGTATGAAAAACCGCCAACGTCTACTTGCTCATCAATCGAAAGGGACTCTCGGAACTCATGTATTGCCATATTATCACTTCTTGTATGCCCTTCTTGCAGTCTTGCGTACTTGGCCCTTCTTAGTGCCACCCTTTGACTTCTTGTAGGCTCTTGATGCCGCTCTTGCTCTAAGCCCTAGGTACTCTTTAGGCGATTCGTTTTTCCTCCGCTTGCGATAGGTAAAACTGCTATTGAATTTAATCCAAGGGTTAGGCTTTGACCGCTTCTTCCGCTTAGGTTTGGATTCAATAACCGCTTCAGCGACTTGTGAATCCGTAGGTACAACTTGAGTCAACACTTCACCCTCTTTGATGAATATTTGGAAAGCGGGGGTTCCCGATATTAGGTATGCTTGATAGGCTGGAATGGCTATCATGTCCAACGGGAAAACAGTGGTCGTATCACCAATAACAAGGCCGGTAATAGCACCGACACCCCCACCGATAGTAGCCCCAAGTGGACCAAGAGAAGCAGCCCCGATAGAAGCACCAACCAAAGCAAGCGATGAAGCCAATTCACCCTTCGCTTTCGCACGTTCAAGCCTCTTGCCCATCAAATCACTTCAAAGGTCTTGTGCTTGCGTTAGGAGTTGAGTCATTTGGTTAGAGGTGACAGTGGTTGTTTCAGCAATGAGCATGATGTCAACCTCAAGTGTTGCATTATCCCATCCTGAGTTGCTTATGGATGCATCAACAGCAATACCAACCAACAAATCGGAGACGACGGGATATCCACCAGGGTGATAGTCACGAGCGGGGTAGATAGTATGTTCAATGCTAACGTCAAGTTGTGAAGGTGCTGCACCCGCAAGAGTACGAACCCACCACTCCTCAATATGTAGAACGTCAGGAGAGGCAATGCCAACATCAGCGGCGTTCTCATAAGCACGGGTTGAAACGAATACTTTCCAGGCGTCACCGTCATCTGTGTCGGGGCCACCTGGAACAGAATTACCGGTGGGTGTCCATATTCCTGTATTGTGCATGTTCATTCCACCGGAAGCGGAAGGGTTTCTTATTTGAATGTAAATATCCTTAACGAGTAATCCTTCTCTTTTTACTACATTGACATAATCGCTTAAGTCAACCCTACCATAAACCAGGGATAAATCACCATCGGCTCCTAGTGTGAATTGAAGTCGGTCTCGTAATATGATATCTTGCTTAGCCTTGGCCATAACATACCGCAAACCGGCTGGTGTAATAAGTATACCGGATGTAAAAAGTAAACCTAAGAATTCACAATAATTGATATACCGTCGTTATCGTGAACCCAAATGTCCGACGAAATCCAACGGACAGAGAAGGCGGGGTGTCGGTAATCCACCGATGCCGGCATCCCAATTCTCGTGGTGGAAAACTCAATTGAATGACAGTCGCAACAGGAGGTGAAAAGAATGACAAAAAACGAACCACGTTGGTTTCAAACCACACTAACCGCAGGCGCTGAAAAGGGCTCAGTGGATTGGTTGAAACCTAACGACAAAAT